TCCCAGTTGAATACCGAAGTTTGTTCAGCCTGCTCTGATGCCTGCTGTCGATACCTGTCACGGTTCTCGTAGCAGTCCAGAATCGCTTCCTTCAACTCATCCTGATTCGGTTCATCCCAATCCCCCATGTCTTTCCAAACCCCGTTATCCGTAGGCACTGATTTAGTGCCAATTCGGTGGGTGGCTAAATCGGAGAACTCCCGATGACCGTGAGCGTTCGACACAATCGTTGGCACCCCACACGAAATCGCCTGCAACGGCATCAACCCAAACCCTTCACCACGCGACACCGACACGAACACGTCACACGACCGCATCAAATCAGCTTCCTCATCAGGGGTCATCCAATGTCGCCACACCACCACATTCGGATAACCCAAATCATCCGGTGCCGACAGATACGGGGGAACAATCTTGATATGCAACTCACAGTCAGGTAACTGCATCTCGTTGAACACCTTCAACACAACATCCAACCCTTTGCGATGCCACTCTGAACCGCCACACAAGATACGGAACTTACGGGTCTGTTCACGCTCCACAGGGAAATAGATACTGCGATCAACCGCCAAGTTCACTACCCGAACATTGTCATGGAACTCTGAGAACAATTCCCAGTTGTGAACACTTGGAACAACGATGGTGTCGAAATAATGCAGATATTCGGAGAACTCTGGTGGAAGCCAGTTTGTTTCCCACATCGTAAGAAGCGCAGGCTGCTGATCCGACATCCAGCCTTTCACCAGATTCGGTCGAAGCGCAAACACCACCCGCTCCGCATCATCACACAACTCAACTCTGCTTGCGAGCGCAGACCGCAAACCAGAAACCATTTTGCCGTAACCAACATGGGGCAGGTTCACCCCAACCAAACTCAGGTATTGGGAATGATCCCCGTTTCCACCTGCCATTTTTCTTCAGCCCTCTTTTCCACTTCAGCCGAACCATCAATCTTGCGTGGCTGCAAACCATCTTTACGCAAACGCTTATATGCGTCCAAATCTTTGTCTAGCACACGATCCTTCGCCTCGATAACAGCTGAACGAGCACTACCAGCACGAGTCGGCATAGATGAGGCACCGAACTGGATGCCTGCTGTACGGCAACCGAAACATCCCTCAACATCCAAATATGGGTGGGTTTCTTGATGCTTTATCACGTGATGTACTCCCCGTAACCAGCTGCCGTTAGTGACGCAACCTCATCGGCTGTCACCTCAATGTTGTGCCCACCATAGTAAACCTTGCTGACCGTTGTCATGTCACCAGGCTGATTCTCTGTATAGGTGCCATCCGTCAACAGATAGACGTTTCGACCGCGAGGGGTGGCGTTACGGTGCGCAGCCAACCGGTTCGCTAACCGTTGCTCAGCAGAAAGGATGAAGCCTCGTGCCTGATTTTCGTACAAGGTTGGTCGAACAAAGTTGTCTGTGGGTGGGGTGAATGTTGCCATCAGGTGATGCTCGCTCCGAATCCTGCCTCGGTCAACTCTACAACTTCTGCGTCGGTGAGGAAATGGTCGCGGCCACCATACCAGATTTTTGCTACCTGCCCAAGATCGCGCTGGGTGATGGTTGTGTAACTGCCGTCTGTAAGTTTGTATAGGTTGAGTCCACGCACGTTTGTGCGGTTGTAGCGTTGCAGACGGTTCGCTGCGTCACCGCCACCGAAGTATCCACCTGGATAGGTTTCCGTGTAGGGGACACGGAAGATATGCGATTTGGTCCAATCTGCTGATCCGTCGCCTGCTCCTGTTGCTGTTCCTGTGCGGCGATTGATGCGGGCACCAACTGTCGTTTGCGTACCTGTACCTGAACCTGTAGCGGTGCGCAACACAACAAGAAGCTGCGTCGTACTAGAAAATCCTTCACCCGAACCTTCGGCAATCCTCAGCAAAACAAGGGTTTCAACACTGCTAGAAGAACCGATACCGGACCCTGTAGCGACACGGATTTTAGTCACACTAAACGCAGACGATGACGACCCTGCTCCCGATGCTGTGGCGGTTCGTAAACGTTTGACAAGGAACAAACCATTGTCACCAGTAGATGCCCCACCAGAACCGTATGCGGTGCGAAGCAGTCCGTGAACTATCGCGTTATTTGATGTGCCTGTACCTGAGCCTGTGGCGGTTCGGACAGCAACTATTTTCTTTGTCGCAGATCCAGCACCCGTCCCTGAACCTGTAGCGGTGCGCACAATGGTTGGTGGACCGATATAGAAACGTCCTGCACCGTTGATGAAACCGAATGAAAAATCTGTGTGGATGCCAAGTCGAAGTTGGGTTACTTTTGTGGCGGCTGTTGCTGTCCCAGTACCAGACCCAGTAGCAGTTCTATCAAATGTTGAAAGGGCAGCAACTTCTCTGAATGTGGCGAATGCTGTTGCGAAACTGCTAGAACTTGGGAATGTTGTATCCCATGTTTGAGTTCCATTCCCCGTAACAATTTTATATTGCGAAAACGCCTGCATGGATGTGAGAGCAGTGCCAGAATCCGCATTTGCCACATAAGCAGATGACCAAGAACCCCTTGTTGTGTCTGAGTCACCAGTCACAACACCATTGTTTTCGATGGCAAGAAGGAAAACCAACGCATCGCCAGATGTCATAGTCGTTGTAGACCTCGACGATGAAGACGCATCACCAGTAGGGCTGAAAGCAGCATCGCTAATTTGGCTGGGTTTTTTATTCGCTGCAGCACCAATTTTGAATGTAACGGCGGCTTTTGCGGTCGTGTTATTCAGAAAGTTGACAGTGATTGAATCCGATACAGACAACGCATTTTGCACAACACAAAAATAAATAGCGCCACAGGCAAGATTATTTTGGGATGCCCCTTGCTGTTTTACGCTCCGAACAAGCGTATATGTGTTTGATTGAGAATCAGTAACCGACGAAAACGGCAAACCGCCCTGCGCGGTTGAATTATCGGCGGCGATACAAACCACAACACCATCATTCGCAGAAAACGAAACCGTTGGAGTAACAACCAGCGTCGAAGACGAGGTGTTAGAAGTTGCGCTACCCGCCTCAGAAATCGTTAGAGCCATAAGGGGTTATCCCCTAACGGCTAGTCGAGCGACAGGGTGAGAGAAGTGATCTGAAACGTATCCCCAGCAGTAACAGCGGCAGAAGAAGAAAGAGAACCAGACCACAAACAGTTGCCCGAAGTAGAATTATCCCAAAGCGACCAATGTGAGTACGTTTCCGTTGTCGAGACATTGGTCCATTCAAGAGTCGCAGAAGAAGCCAACGAACCTGACGAAGCAGCCGACCACGTAACAGCCTTACGGGTTGTCTCCGTTGCAGCGTTGCTGGTTCCAGCTTCACCTGGATCACCGGTGTGCAACTTGACGTAGGTGGTCGTGACAGCAAACGACTGATTCCTCAGAGTGTCAAGAAGTGCGTTTTCGGCGTAGTTAGAAATTGACATCGCGACAAGTGTAGCAAACGCAAAAAGCGGGGAACATCAGGTGAAACACCCGATGCTCCCCGCTCTGCGAGGGACAGCTAAATCAATTAGCTGTTTGCGCCGATGCTGGACGACGACTCGATGCGACGGAGCGATGCCTCACGGAATCGACCGTAACCGCCGAGCCAGTACCAGCCGATCGGGTTGAAACGCATGAGCGAATCCACGATCGGGCCGCGAACGACCTTCGGGAACGCGCTGTTGCCATCAACCTGGCTGTACGCCTTTGCGAGTGCCTGACGACCCATGATGTGGGTGCAGTACACGTCGATGGTTCCGGTGGTGCTGGTGCCGTTCGAGGCGTTCTCGAAGACCTTTGCACGTGGCGTTTCGATGAAACGCACCGACTCGAAGGTGCCGATCTCGCCGTTGTAGATGTTGGCGGTATCGACAGCGACGTGCGGAGCGTTCCACGAAGCGTTGCCGGTTTCACGACGCAGGTCGTACGACACGTCTGGGTGAATGAAACCCATGTAGTAGCCGTTGAACGTTGCGACGTTGGCCTTGCGAAGCTGTGCGGTCACCTTGCGGATGTCGTTGGCTTCGATGATGTCTTCTGCCTGCACCGTGACACGGCTCGACGGATCGGACGATCCACCGCCACCGTAGACGACGTTCGTGCCACCAGCGAGAACTTCGCGGATGACCTGATCGATGGAGTCACCAGCGTTGTAGCCGATGACGTTCGCTGCGGTGACATCCACATCGAGGAACGAGGTTCCACGAAGCTTGGCGGTCGTGTTGACGGTGTTGCCGTACTCGGCAAGGGTCACCGTGACCTGCGAATCGCTCATCGCGACCGGATCAACGTCTGCCGTCTCCGAGAGGGTCGAGGTTGCTGCTGCGAGATCGGAGAAGATCGTGAACGTCACCGACGAACCAGGCATGGACTGGTTGGTTGGCTGCACGTCTGCCGCCTGATCGAACAGAAGCTCAGAGCGCAACGCGAAGTATGCGATCTGATCGTATGCTGCCTGATCGACAGACAGCGATGATTGCTGGGTGTAAGCCACTTGGCTACTTCCTTTTTGTTTGGGGGTTTACAGGTTTTCTGCTTCAGCTCTCGCCTGAGCCAAGATCTGCATCACTTCATCGGCTGAACGTGCCTGCTTGATTTTGGTGCTGTAGTCAACAACCGGTTCGCTTGTGTCACCCGCACGAGCAGCCTGAGCCACCCTGTTCCACGCCTGCTGTTCACCAGACGTGTCTTGCTTACGAATGAGACTTGCTTCTTCGGCCGCCTGTCGGATTGCTTCCGGTGAAAGTTCACCGTCATAGCCCTTCACGAAATACTTGGCGGCTGGATTCGACAGATCAAGACCTGCCTCAACAAACGCCAACTTCCGTTCGGCTTCCGCTTTGGCTACGACCTGCTCCTTCAAAGCCTTATTTTCGGCTTCGAGTTTCCGCAGATGTGCCCTAACGGGATCCTTCGGCTGTTGCTCTACCGCGTCCTCATCAAACTCAAAGTTTGCTTCTGACATGGCTCACTCCTTCTGCCCACATCTGGTTGGAGGTTCCAGATGGCTGCAAAGTCTCACCCTTGTTTTCACATCGAAATCGGGGGGTTCCGATGGTGTCCCTGTTGGAACACTCGAAGTGTAGCACATACCACTGTCGGTGGTTATTGTGCGG